TCAAGGAAGTTATGCAGGGCAACATGTTTCTATTACAGGCGACAACAATCCAGTAGCATTTAGTCGTTTTTTAGAAGTAGAACTTCCAATTAATTCCCCAAAAGATATGCGAAAAGGTATTTTTGTTACTGAGTTACAATCAGACCGTTTTGACGACCTTCAAAAACTTGGTCCTAAGGGGGGCAGTACGTCTAAAGATATAAAAGAGTTTGATAGCTTAGATCAACAAATAGACACTGTGGTTAGACAAGCAAGACAGTTTTTAGGCAACCGAAACTTTAAAGACTTAAGTGACACAGAACAGAAAAAGTATTTTGAGTTTGGAATAGAAGAAAATAAGCTAGTGCAAAGAAAAGATAAGTTAGAACAGCGCCTTAATATTAGCCCAGACAACCTTGACGTCTACAACGTTGCAGAAGCTTTTCCTGGAATGGAAAGAATGCCACAGGAGTCTCAGCAGTTAATGATTAAAAACGCAGTAGCAGCGGCAATACAACGAAAGAACCAGTTTGTTTTATTTCCTGGGATAGATTCATCTCAGGCACAGCTATACGAAAAACTACCTTTTAACTTAAAAACTGTTGCAAAAGACCTTGGACCTGGATTTGAAATTAAAAAAGTGCCTATGCCATCAGAAAATGGTGATATTGTAGAGAGAATAGGTATATTCTGGGATCAAAAAGCAGCTAATAGGGTTGCAAAAGAAGGTGTACGGTTTGCAAAAGGTGGTTCAGTGGATAAAAATAACCTACCTGATCAAAAATATATATAGGAAATACCGTGGCTATTGAAAAAAACCGTTTAGAAGACGAAATTATTGACATTGAAATGCCTGAGCCCTCAAACAAGGCTACAGAGTCTGACATTGAAATTATTTTAGAGGACGATGGCGGCGCAACCATTGAAATAGGGGCTAAAGAAGACGAAGAAGTACCTTTTGATGCCAATTTAGCTGAAGTAGTAGACCCAAGCGACTTGGGCCCTATTTCTTCTGAACTAATGGCGCTGTTAGATGCAGACAAAGCAAGTCGTGGTGATTGGGAAAAACAATATTCTAAGGGTTTAGAGCTTCTTGGTTTCTCTTACGAGGAGCGCACCAAGCCATTTAAGGGTGCTTGTGGCACAGCCCACCCTATGCTTACCGAAGCAATCGTACAATTTCAAGCCCAAGCGTTCAAAGAACTTATGCCAGCCGAAGGCCCTGTCAAAACTCAGGTACTTGGTAAAGAAACTCGTGAAAAATTAGCTAAAGCAGAGCGAGTTAAAGAGTTTATGAACTATGAACTTACTACTGACATGGCGGATTACACCCCAGAGTTTGACCAACTACTGTTTTACGCAGGTTATGGTGGCTCAGCATTCAAAAAGGTCTATCAAAACCCACAAACAGGCAAGATGGTTAGCAAATTAGTGCTGCCAGATGACCTATTTATTCCTTACAACGGCTCTTCCATTATTTCAAAGTGCCCACGCATTACTCATCGTGTGCCAATGGACGCAAATGAGTACCGCAAGCTGGTCAATATTGGTTTTTATCGTGATGTTAACGTCCAGCCTGTCGTTAATTCGGCTCCAGACGACGTAATCCAAGACAGTATCGACAAATTAGTCGGTATGTCTGCCTCTGGTGAGCCAGAAGAAGTGTTTTTATATGAATTTCATGTGGATTGGGACTTAGAAGGCTTTGAAGACAAGGATGATGACGGCGAAGAGACCAGTGTTGCTCTGCCTTATGTCATTACTATTGAAGAAAGCACCAACCAAGTAGTTGGTATTCGTCGTAACTGGAAAATGAAAGACGGCTACAAGTGCCGTAAAGAATATTTTGTGCATTATGTGCTTGTAGAGGGACCGGGAGCCTACGGCCTTGGTTTTGTACACTTAATTGGCGGTTTAACCCGCACTGCAACATCTTCTATGCGTCAATTAATTGACGCAGGAACCTTGGCTAACTTGCCTGCAGGCTTTAAAGCAAAAGGTGCTCGGATTGCTAATGATGATGTGCCCTTACAACCAGGGGAATGGCGAGATATTGACGTAGGTGGAGCAGAATTATCTAGCTCTTTACTGCCAATGCCTTACAAAGAGCCCAGTCAAACCTTATTTACCCTATTAGGCTTCTGCGTAGAAGCAGGTAAACGCTTAGCGTCTATTGCCGATATGCAAGTAGGAGACGGTAATCAAAATGCTGCGGTTGGAACTACTATGGCACTGTTAGAAAAAGGTGCAAATATTATGTCTGCTATTCACAAGCGGATGCACTATGCGCAAAAGCTTGAATTTAGGTTATTAGCAGTGGGTTTTGGTGAATCTTTGCCCGATGAATACCCTTATGACGTTCCCGGAGCTTCTCGCAAGATTAAACGCACCGATTTTGATGGCAGCGTTGACGTAATTCCTGTTGCAGACCCTAATATTTTTTCTACAGCCCAACGTATTACGATGGCGCAGACTCAGCTACAGCTTGCACAGTCTGCACCACAAATGCACAACCTGTACGAGGCTTATCACCGTATTTACGAGGCTTTAGGAACTAAAAATATTGATGCAATCTTAAAACCACAGAATCCAGACTTACCTAAAGACCCCGCTACAGAAAACGGCGACGTTATGGACGGGGTCAAACTCAAGGCGTTCCCCGGACAGCAACACGACGCTCATATTGTAAGTCATCTTATTCAAGGTATTTCGCCAATTTTGCAAGCTAACCCCTTGGCAGCAGTGGAATTACAAAAACACGTGCTAGAACACTGCAAGATAAAAGCAGAAGAAGAGGTAGAAGCAGAATTGTTTAAATCCTATGGCACTGACCCTAGCAGCATGGTTTCTGACCTACAAAAAGAAGGCATGATTGCATTAAGCATTGTTAGAAATCTTCAACAAGTAAGAGAATTTCAAAATCAACTAATGGGAGATCAGACAGACCCCTTGGTTGAATTGAAAAAACAAGAACTTGAACAAGCCACTCAACGTAATAACCAAAAGGCTCAAGAAGCTAGTGCTCGATTACAAATGGAACAATTAGATAAACAAAAACAGGATCAAATAGACCTAGCTAAGATCCAATCAAATGAAAAAATAGCAAATCAACGTGTTATGGCTACACTACAAAAAGGAGCTCAAAATGCCTCTAAAGTCGGAAGGTAAAAACAAAAAAATTAAACCAGGATTGATTCTTTCGTCTAAACAAGGTAGTGTGGCAAATAGCCAAAAAAAAGCTATTCAAAAACGAGGGGGCACGGTTACCTATAAACGAGATGGTAAACTGCCTGTAGGATTGTATTAGTTGATTTTTTAGAATATCCTGTGTATATTCACAGTAAATAGCTATCAAGAAGAGCTAGAAGACTTCTTGCAACATGGTAGGAACCATGCTCAAGTTTACAGAAAACTTGCTTTACCAAATTCGCCAAATGCGGCAGGATACGGAACAACTTGTAATCTCCGGTACCATGAAAAATATGGAACAATACCGCCAAATGATGGGCAGGCTTGAGGGTTATACCTTTGTTGAGCAGATTATTCAAGATATGCTTAAAAAAGATAGTTTTGATTAACCCAAAGGAAAACTTGTCATGGAATTAACTGCATTAGAACAAAAATGGGTGGAAGAAAAGGCACTAAAAGGGCCTGAGTTAGATGACGCCTACAACGAAGATGGGCAGTTAGATCCCGATAAAATTGAAGACTCGGTTATGGACCGCATTCCAACGCCCACAGGATGGCGTATTGCTGTTTTGCCTTACAGGGGCACTAATAAATCTAAGGGTGGTATTTTGTATGTTGAGGAAACTAAAAAACAAAATCAAGTAACTACTGTATGTGGTTATGTCTTGAAAACTGGTTCTTTAGCATACAAAGACGAAAGCAAATTTCCTACGGGAGCTTGGTGTAAAGAGGGAGATTGGGTAGTTTTTACTCGTTACGCAGGTTCTCGTATTGGAATAGATGAAGGCGAAATTCGAATCTTAAATGATGACGAAATTATTGCTGTAATCAATAATCCCGAAGATATTTTGCACATGTAAGGAGAAATAATGGGAAAAACAACTGAAAATCCAACCTATGATATTGAAGTAGGGGCTGAAGGCGAACCAGAAGTTCAGGTAGATATAGATGATAGTGGTAAAGCAGAAATTGTAGAAGATCCTGTTTTTGAGGCGGATAAACCTGCTTTAGCAGAGCCTGTCGACAAAGAACCACTTAAAACAGAGGCTAATTCAGATCAAGAACTAAAAGAATACAGTGGTGACGTTAAAAAACGAATTGACAAGCTAACCTCTAAATTACGAGAGGCACAACGCCGTGAACAGGCAGCTTTGGACTTTGCAAAAGGCGTTCAAGGTCAGTTTCAACAAGCTCAAAAAATGGCAGTTGAATCAGACTACGGTCGTTTAACAGAGGCTAAAAGCCGTGTTGATAGTCAACTTTTAACTGTTCGTCAAATTATCAGAAAAGCACGAGAAGAGGGGGATATTGATACTGAAACAGAAGCTCAGGAAAAATTAGCCTCTCTTGCCCAAGAACAAAGAGAACTTTCTGGCTTCTTAGAAAGAGGTGCAGAAAGAACGCAACCCGTCCAACAAACTTATCAACAGCCCGTCCAACAAGCTCCGCAGGTTGACCCTAAAGCGGAAACATGGGCAGAAGAAAACTCCTGGTTTGGTCAAGATACCACTATGACTTATGCTGCTTGGGGTATTGACAAACAATTAAGGGAATCAGAAGGATTTGACGGATCGTCAGATGAGTATTATGATGAACTAAATCGGCGAATTAAAGCACAGTTTCCGCAGAAATTCTCCGCACAACCTAACAGACAACGGCAATCCGTGCAAGCCGTTGCACCTGCAGCCCGGTCATCCGGGGTAAATACAAATGCACGCCGCAGCGTAAGACTGTCTCCTAGTCAAGTCGCTATTGCTAAAAAACTTGGTGTTCCTATTGAGGAATATGCTAAATACGTAAAGGAATAAAGCCATGACTGATACTGTTAAATTTAATCGCAGCCCACGTAGCGCAGATTCGCGCGAAAAAACTGCGCAACGTAAACCATGGGCACCTCCTTCTCGTTTGGATGCTCCTCCTGCACCTGCAGGTTTTAAATATCGTTGGATTCGCTCTGAAGTTATGGGCTTTGAAGATAAGCAGAACATTTACACTAAACTCCGTGAAGGCTATGAATTGGTTCGTAAAGAAGAGCTTCCAGAGGAGTATCAAGACACAATGCCTGCTGTCGAAGAAGGTCGAAATACAGGAGTCGTCGGAGTTGGCGGCTTACTCTTAGCGAAAATCCCTGATGAAACTGTAGTAGAGCGTAATAATTATTATCGCCAACGTGCAAAAGACCAAATGGAAGCAGTCGACAATAACATGATGAAAGAGAGTGCGCATTCAACAATGCGTTTTCAGCAGCCCGAGCGTAACACTCGTGTTTCTTTTGGTGGCTCTAACTCTAAGAGTGAAAGCTAATTAATTTAATTTTGGAGAAAACAAATGGCAAACGTAAATAAAGCCTTTGGTCTTCGTCCTTTAGGAAAGCTAGGTAGTAATTACAACAGCGATGGCAATACACAGTATAAAATCGCTAGTGGTACTGCTACTGCAATTTTTCAAGGCGATACCGTAACATTTGGTGCGGCTGGTGGCGTGTCCACTGGTTTCATTGTAAAACATACCCCCGGTGCAGCTAACATTCTTGGTGTTTTTATTGGATGTCAGTATACCGATCCCACAACCAAAAAAACAACATTTAAAAACTTTTATCCAGGTAGTATTACTGCCTCGGATATAGTAGCTTTTGTTGTAGATGACCCTTACGCTCAGTTTTTAATTCAAGCGTCTGGTGTTGCTGGCGTAATTTCTATTGGTCAAAACGCTGACTTGGTACAGACAGCGTCAGGCAATACCACAACAGGTGTTTCTGGATTAGAGCTTTCTACTGGCACTTTGGCTGCTGCTTCGGCACTTAACGTCAAGGTTCTTGGAGTTACCGCTGATCCCAGCAACAGTGATTTAACCGCTGCAAATGCAGATTTAATCGTTACAATTAACGAACATCTGTATAAAGCACCAACAGTAGGAGTTAGTTAATTATGGCTATCACTCGTTCACAATTAGTTAAAGAGCTAGAACCAGGTCTTAATGCTTTGTTTGGCATGGAGTACAAGCGTTATGAAAACGAACACGAAGATATTTTTGAAATTGAAGATTCTGAGCGTGCGTTTGAAGAAGAAGTTATGCTAACTGGTTTTGGCGAAGCTCCTGTTAAAGCTGAAGGTGCTGGCGTTAATTATGATTTTGCACAAGAATCTTTTACCGCTCGTTACACTCATCAAACTATTGCACTGGCATTTTCAATTACTGAAGAGGCAATTGAAGATAACCTTTATGATCGTTTGGCAAGTCGTTATACCAAAGCTTTAGCTCGTTCAATGGCCCATACTAAGCAAGTATTTGGTGCGGCTGTGCTAAATAATGCGTTTAATGCCGCAGTTACAGGCGGTGACGGCGTACAACTATGCGCAACAAACCATCCAACTGCTTTAGGTCCAAATTTCAGCAATACTCCTGCAGTACCTGCTGATTTGAATGAAACCTCTCTTGAACAAGGTATTATTGACATCGCTAGTTTCACAGACGAGCGTGGCTTAAAAATTGCCTTGATTGCTAAAAAATTAGTTGTTCCAAAAGAACTTCAATTTACAGCAGAGCGTTTAATGAAAACACAACTTCGTACTGCAACCGCAGATAACGACATTAACGCTATTAAATCTATGGGTTTAATTCCTGAGGGTTTTGTTGTTAACCATTATTTAACAGATCCAAATGCTTTCTTTTTGTTAACTGATGCTCCAAATGGACTTAAAATGTTTCAACGTTCCCCAATTCGTACAGCTTTTGAAGGTGACTTCGATACTGGCAATGTACGATACAAGGCTCGTGAGCGTTATTCCTTTGGATTCTCGGATCCACGGGGTATTTACGGATCTCCCGGCGCAACTTAAACCTTGTTCACGTGAGGTTGGACCCCACTTCGGTGGGGTTTTTTTTTAAAATAGTTGCATAAATATAAAAAAAGAGTAAGATTTACAAAACTGGGAAACCAGCTTATTAAACTGTCCCAGCAGACGCATACAAGATTAATAAGCTTACTTTGTATGGAGAAATATTATGGGTCAAACCACATTTTCTGGTCCAGTCACGTCTAATGCAGGCTTTAATTCTGACGACACCTTAACTTCTGCCGACTACACATCAGGCAGTTACAACCTCACCGATTTTACTGTACGTCCTGCGGCAACGTGGACAGGCACAGTAGCTGCATTGGTTGGCGCAGCTAACTCTCGCACGGCTGGAGTTTCTGGCGGCACGATTATTGGCTGCTATGCCCAAACTTCAATGGGATCGTCGGCAACCACTGTAATTACAGGACTTAACACTGCTGTAATGGGTGTGGTAGACATGGGTGCAAGCACCAACACCGGTGCTACTTATGGCGCTGTTTTTGACTTTACTTCGTTTTCTGGTTCACGGGGTGTGCGGCCCACGGCCTTTGTTGGTTTTGGTGATGGCTCACAAAACAGCCTTGGCGTTTTGAATTTGTTTGATGTTGGTCGTAGTACCTCTACGGTAAGCTCAGGCGCATCTGGTAACGTACTTTTTACCACTGTTGCTCCCACCTCATTAAGTGGTTCTTTGCGTGTTCAAGTCAACGGCCTTACTCGTTTCATCCCACTGTACACTAGCCAGACATGACCGAGTTAGACCTTAAAGAACGCCTTGAGGCGTTATCGGCCCAAAGGCGGCAAGGGGAAGCAAATTTAAATGCAATTGCTGGGGCTATGCAAGAATGTCAATTTTGGCTTACAAAGTTGACTAGCCCCACAGAAGAAGTGGAGAACTAAAATGGGTATGCAAACAGATGTACAAGCGTCAGCACCACTTACTACAACAGGACAATTTACTACTAGTGGAGGTTCTCCTACTAATTTAGGTCGTCTTCGTATTAAAAGCCTGTATGTAATACCAGGAGCTACTGCGGGTTCTGTCGTATTTAGAGACGGGGGCAGCGGTGGATCAATTCTTTTAACTTTAAACACCCCAGCCGGGGCAAATAATGGCGCATATAGCGTCATTATTCCAGACGAAGGTATTTTGGCTACAACCAGTCTGCACGGTACAGTAACGAATACAACATCGGTTGTTGTCTTTTATGGCTAAGAAGACCCCCTCCCTGTCTATTGGGCGTGGCGAAAAGTTACCAGTCTCGAAAGGGGCTGGGCTTACTGCCAAGGGTCGGGCTAAATATAATGCTGCTACTGGATCAAATCTCAAAGCTCCTCAACCCCAAGGCGGTGCAAGGAAGAAGTCATTCTGCGCCCGTATGTCTGGGATGCCAGGACCTATGAAAGATGAAAAAGGTA